GCCAATATGAGCCATGAGCTGCGCACGCCCCTGACCAGCGTCATCGGCTTTTCCGGACTGCTGCAGGCGTCGGAGCATCTGCCCGCTGAAGAGCGAGTCTATGTCGAGCGCATCGCCACGGCGTCGGAGGCCCTGCTGGGCGTCATCAACGACATTCTGGACTATTCCAAGCTGGAAGCCGACGCGATCGAGATGGACCCCGAGCCGTTCGATACGCGCGCCCTGGTCGACGGCGCGGCGGCGATCATCGAGAGCCAGTGCTCGGCCAAGGGGCTGACGCTGAATGTGGTGGTGGCGGCGGACACGCCCGAGCGCCTGACCGGCGACAAGGGGCGGTTGCGGCAGGTGATGCTGAATTTCCTGTCCAATGCGGCCAAGTTCACCGCCAGGGGGGCGGTGACGCTGAAGGTCGGCGGTTGGCCGCAGGCGGACGGCGGCTGGCGGATGCGGGTGGAGGTGACCGACACCGGCATCGGCATCCCGTCCGAAAAGATCGGCGAACTGTTCCGGCGCTTCACCCAGGCCGACGCCTCGACGACGCGGGTCTATGGCGGGACGGGTCTGGGGCTGGCGATCTCGCGGCGGCTGATCGAACTGATGGGCGGCGAGGTCGGGGTGGAGAGCGCGCCAGGCTCCGGCTCGACCTTCTGGTTCGAGGCGCCGCTGGCGGCGGCGACGGAAGAAGACGTTACGGCGAGGGAAGAGACGGATCGCGCCCGCAAGGACGCCCTGCGCGGCCGGGTGCTGATGGCCGACGACGCAGCCGCCAACCGCGAGCTGGTCAGCGCCATACTGAGAAACCTGGGGCTGGAGATCGATACGGTCGCCGACGGCGCCGAGGCGGTGCACGCGGCGCATTCGGGGCTCTATGATCTGGTGCTGATGGATGTGCACATGCCGGTCATGGACGGGCTGACGGCGACGCGGGAAATCCGCCGGATGCAGGCCCAGGGCGAGCGCCGCATTCCGATCCTGGCGCTGACGGCCAACGTCCAGGCCGATCAGGTGACGCGCTGCCTGGAGGCGGGCATGGACGGACATCTGGCCAAGCCGATCCAGATCACGGAACTGGCCGCCGCCCTGTCGTGGTGGCTGAAAGAGGCTGAAACGACGCCTGAGGGTACGCGGGCGGGCGCCTGACGCCGACAGTCTTTGCGATTGCCTGCGTCAAAGCCGGGAAATCTCTACGTTTGAGGCGATCCGGGCGCCCTTTGCGCGCCTGAGGACGCTGCTCGGCTATGGTTCAGTCATGGCGGGAAAAGCGGATCAGGGCGGGGCGGCGGGAACGACCGCGGCGTGGCTGGGCGAGGTCTTCGCCAGTCTGAGGGCCGCGACGGACCAGGCGATCGCCGTGGTGACGGCGGCCGAGCCGCCCGCCGATGTGGCCGAGGCCGAGAAGCGGGCGCGCGCCATCGGCGTGCTGGCCCGCACGGCCAAGGCGGTGGCGGCGCTGGAAGCCGACATGATCCGCAAGAGCCGCAGCCCTGAAGAGGATGGAATGAGCGACGACGACCGTGACCTCAGCGACGCCGAACTGGCCGGGCTTCAGGCCGAATTCTTCGCCCGTGTCGATCATCTCGTCGCGGCCATCGAGCGCAAGTCGCTGGCTGCGGGATTGGATCGAGAGCCTGCCGCGCGAGCAGCGGGGGCAAGCGCTGCGGGCGGCGGTCAAGGCGACGCCGAGGCTGAACGACGACCAGATCGCGCCGCCTGAGGACTGGCGCACCTGGGTGCTGCTGGGCGGGCGCGGCTCGGGCAAGACCTTCGCCGGCGGCTTCTGGATGAACGAACTGGCGCGGGGCGCGGATATGACTTTCGCCCTGGTCGGGACGGCGCTGCACGACGTGCGCGAGGTGATGGTCGAGGGGCCGTCGGGGCTGAAGGCCCAGGCGACGGCGGACAATCGGCCGCGCTGGGAGGCGGGGCGACGCAGGCTGGTGTGGCCCTCGGGCGCGGCGGCCTATGCGTTCTCGGCCGAAGATCCGGACAGCCTGCGCGGGCCTCAATTTCACGCCGCCTGGGCGGACGAATTCTGCGCCTGGAGGAACATCGAGGCCACGCTGTCGAACCTGAGGTTTGGGCTGCGGCTGGGGGCTGACCCCAAGCTGGCGATCACGACGACGCCCCGGCCGATCCCGGCGCTGAGGCGGCTGTTGGCCGAGCCGGGGGTGGTGAAGGCGCGGCTGGCGACCAAGGACAATGCCGACAATCTGGCGCCCGGGTTCCTGGGCCATCTGCAGAGCCTCTACGCCGGGACGCGGCTGGAGGCGCAGGAGATGGAAGGGCTGGTGGTCGAGGCCGACGGCGCCCTGTTCCGGGCCGAGGACCTGGCGCGGGCGCGGGGGAGCCGACCGGCGCGGTTCGAACGGGTGGTGGTGGCGGTGGATCCGCCCGCCAGCGCCCACGGCGACGCCTGCGGGATCGTGGTCGCCGGGCGCTGGGACAAGGCGGGCTATGTGCTGGCCGACCGTTCGGCGCGCGGCCTGTCGCCCGCCGGATGGGCGCGGCGCGTAGCGGAGACGGCGCGCGAATTCGACGCCGACCTGGTGCTGGCCGAGGCCAATCAAGGCGGGGAGATGGTGCGCACCCTGCTGGGGCAGGCGGACTGTCCGGCGCAGGTGAAGCTGGTTCACGCCAGCCGGTCGAAGAAGGCGCGGGCCGAGCCTGTGGCTGCGCTCTACGAGCAGGGCCGGGTGGTCCATTGCGGGGCGTTCCCTGCGCTGGAGGAAGAGATGATGGCGCTGGGCGGGGAGGCGCCGGGGGGCAAGAGCCCGGATCGGGCGGATGCGCTGGTGTGGGGCCTGACGCACCTGCTGCTGGCCGGGAAGTCGCAGCCGAGGCTGCGGGCGCTGTGATCTGATCCTTCTCCCGCAAGAGGCGAAGGGCAAATGACATGGAGATTTCAATGGATTGGCGACGACCGTTCGGTCGGCGGCGCGTTGCTGCGCCCGAAATCAAGGACAGCCGCACCGGGCCGCTGATCGCCCTGACGGGGGCGGGGCGGGCGCGATGGACGCCGCGCGACTATGCGCATCTGGCGGACGAGGGGTTCGGCAAGAACGCCGTGGCCTATCGCTGCGTGCGGATGATCGCGGAGGCGGCGGCCTCGACGCCGCTGATGGTGATGGTCGGGGGCGTGCGCAGCGCGGACCATCCGCTGGCGCGGCTGATCGACAAACCCAATCCCGAGCAGTCGGGCGGCGAGTTGATGGAGGCTGTTTACGGCGCGCTGCAGACGGCGGGCAACGCCTATGTCGAGGCGATGGGTGACGCCGACGGGGACGGGGCGCCCGATGAACTGTGGGCGCTGCGGCCGGATCGCGTGAAGGTGGTGCCCGGACGGGCGGGCTGGCCCGAGGCCTATGAGTATGCGGTCGGCGGCCGGTCGGTGCGGATCGCGCGGCATGGCGACGGCTGGTCGCCGGTCATGCACCTGAAGCTGTTTCATCCGACGGACGATCATTACGGGTTTTCGCCGCTCGAGGCGGCGGCCTTCGCCATCGACGTGCACAATGCGTCCGGGGCCTGGAACAAGGCGCTGTTGGACAATGCGGCGCGGCCGAGCGGGGCTCTGGTCTATGGGGCCAAGGACGGGGAGCGGCTGACGGCGGATCAGTTCGAGGCGTTGAAGGCGGAGTTGGGCGAGGCCCATGCCGGGGCGCGCAACGCCGGGCGGCCGCTGTTGCTGGAAGGCGGGCTGGACTGGAAGCCGATGAGCCTGACGCCGCACGACATGGACTTCATCGCCGGCAAACACGCGGCGGCGCGGGAGATCGCGCTGGCGTTCGGGGTGCCGCCGCAGCTGTTGGGGATTCCGGGGGATGCGACCTACGCCAACTATCGCGAGGCGAACGCGGCCTTCTGGCGCGGGACGGTGATCCCGCTGGTGAGGAAGGCGGCCGGGGCGATGACGGGGTGGCTGGGGAGCCGCTTCGTCGATTGCCGGATCGAGCCGGATCTGGATGCGGTTCCGGCTCTTCAGGTCGAGCGGGATGCGCTGTGGGCGCGGCTGAATGCGGCTGGCTTCCTGACCGAGGACGAGCGGCGCCGGATGGCGGGGGTGGGGGAGTGATGGAAGCGATGAGGAAGATGCCCGTCGCCCTGATCGCGGCGCTGCTGGTGCAGACCGTCGGCGGCCTGGTCTGGGCCGGAGGGGCGGCGGCGCGGATCGCCACCCTGGAGCAGCGCGTGGACGAGCAGAGGCTGGTCGCCGAGCGGCTGGCGCGACTGGAGGCGCAGGGCGAGGCGACGCGCGCTGCGGTCGAGCGGATCGAGCGGCGGCTGGAGGAGAAATGATGGCGGCGACGAGCCGAGCAAAGACGGGGCTGGCCATCGCCGGCTACGCCTCCCTGTGGGGCGTGGCGGACCTGAACGGGGACGTGACGGCGCGCGGCGTCTTCGCCGAGAGCCTGAGCAAGACCGGCGCGAGCGGGGTGCGGATGCTGCATCAGCATGAGAGCCGCGCCGTGGTCGGCGTCTGGGACCGGATGGTCGAGGACGAGCGCGGTCTGTGGGTCGAGGGACGGATCGAGGACTGGTCCGCCGAGGCCCGCTACGCCGCCGCCCTGACGCGCGCCGGGGCGCTGGACGGGCTGTCGATCGGCTTTCGGGCGACGAAGGCGCGGCGCGAGGGGCGCCTGCGGGTGCTCAGCCGGGCGGAGTTGTGGGAGGTGTCGCTGGTGACGTTTCCGATGCTGCCGGGGGCAAAATTCCAAGTTGTTTCGGACTGACCCGGTCGAGCCTTCGCGAAGTCAGCGGCTTTTCAGGTCGCCGGAGATCAGGCGCCTGCGGGCCGCTTCGCCCTCGGCAGTAAGGCGGAAGTCGAAAAGAGTCCCGTACCGAACCAGGTCGATCCGACCCAGCCGCGCGGTTCTGACAACAAGGCCATCCTGCTCCGCCTTTACAAGCGCGTGATCGCGCGTCCCGGGGGTGCGGGCGGTTAGCAAGGCCGAGTTTCCGCCGTTGGCCCTCAAGATGTCGTCTATGTTCTGACTGATCTGCCCACGGAGAAGGCGCTCAAGGAGCGAGAATATCGACATGCTCGTGATTGCTGAAGGCTAGAGCGAACGCAATGCGCCGTCGCGGCGGCCATGCACTCCGGGAGCCTCCTGAGCGTGGCCGCGCAGGGCGATGGCGCAGGATTCCGGCGTCTGGCGCGAGGCGACAGCGGGGCTGGCTCCCCGATCATAGGCGGCCCGGAGCGCGCGGCGTTCTGTTTCGTCCGCAGTCGGGGCGTGGCGGCGCAGATGGGCGGCGAAGCCCTTTTCGCCTGAGGGAGCGCTATTGAAGCGCTCGCACGCGCCGAGGGTCTCGAACAGGCGCGCCTGCAGGGAAGCGTCGGCGGAGAGGCGGCTCTGTTGAGGAGGCATGGCGGCTGTTTCCGGCGTCGCGCACGACGGAAGAAGGGCGGCGGACAGGGCGAGCATGACGAGTTTGAGCATCAATCCTTCCTGCATGAGCCAGGACGCTAGCACGCCTGCGCGAAGGCGCAACAATGGCTGTGACGCGACCTACTGAAGCAAGATCGAGACGCGGCCTTGCAGCCGCGTCTCCAGCGTAACCGCATCCTGCGGTTCTAACATCGGAGACATCATGAAAGAGACCAAGACCGTCTCGGGTCATCCCGAGGCGCGCGCCGCCATGCATGAGATGATGGCCGCGTTCGAGGCGTTCAAAGGGGCCAACGACGCCCGTCTGGACGAGATCGAGAAGAAGGCTTCGGCCGATGCGCTGCTGGAGGAGAAGGTGGCGCGCATCGATCAGGCGGTGGCCCAGGCGCAGGCGCGCATGGACCGTGCGCTGAGCGAGAGCCGCAGGCCGATTCTCAGTGCTTCTGGGTTGGGCGCCGAGCCGCCTGCCGTCGTGGCGGCGCCGGAGGCCAAGGCGGCGTGGGACGGCTATATGAAGTCTGGCGCTTCGCATGGTCTGGAACTGAAGGCGGGGCTGTCGTCGGCGTCGAACTCGGCGGGCTATGTCGTGCCGCCGGAGACGGAGCGCGCCATCGAGCGTCGCCTGATGGCCGGGTCGCCGATGCGCGAGATCGCCACGGTGCGCACAGTGGGCTCGGGCGTGTTCAGAAAGCCGGTCTCGACGGCGGGCGTTCAGGCGGGCTGGGTGGCCGAGACGGCGGCCAGGCCGGAGACGGACCCGGCGACGCTGGCGCTGCTGGAGTTCTCTTCGGCCGATCTCTACGCCTGTCCGGCGGCGACGCAGAGCCTGCTGGACGACGCCCTGATCGACCTGGACGAATGGCTGGCGGCCGAGGTCGAGGACGCCTTTGCGGCGCAGGAGACGGCGGCGTTCGTCAGCGGCGACGGGATCAACAAGCCGAAGGGCTTTCTGGCCTATGATACGGCGACCGAGGGGACGCAGACCTGGGGCCAGATCGGCACGGTGGCGTCGGGCGCGGCGGGCGGTTTTGCGACCACCAATCCAACCGACAAGCTGATTGACCTGATCTATGCGCCCAAGGCCCAGTATCGGCCGAACGGGCGTTTCGTGATGAACCGACGCACGGTTTCGGCGGTGCGCAAGTTCAAGGATGCGGACGGCAACTACATCTGGTCGCCGGCGACGCGGCCGGGCGAGACGGCCAGCCTGCTGGGCTATCCCGTCACCGAGATCGAGACCATGCCGGATGTGGCGGCCAACAGTCTGTCGATCGCGTTCGGCGACTTTGCGCGCGGCTATCTGATCGTGGATCGCGCGGGGGTGCGCGTGCTGCGCGACCCCTATTCGGCCAAGCCCTATGTGCTGTTCTACACGACCAAGCGCGTGGGCGGCGGGGTGCAGAACTTCGACGCGATCAAGCTGATGAAGTTCGCGGCGTCGTAAGGACGGCGAACGAGCGCCCTCTACCCTTGTGGGAGAGGGAGGGGCCCGCCGCGTGAGCGGTGGGAGGGTGAGGGGTTTCGCGCGGCAAGACCCCTCATCCGTCCGCCTTCGGCGGCCACCTTCTCCCACAAGGGGAGAAGGAAAAGGAACATAGGGAGATTTGAATGAGCGCACCCGTGAGCCTCACGGAGGCGAAGCTGTTCCTGCGCGTCGAGCATGAGGCGGAGGATGGGTTGATCCAGACGCTGATCGACGCGGCCAGGGCGCGGGTGGAGGGGGAGGTGGGCCTGAGCCTGACCTCGACCTCGCCGGCGCCGCTGAGGTTGGCGGTGATGATGCTGGTGATGCGCGCCTTTGAGCGCGGCGAGAGCGAGATGTCGGCGGCGCCGGTCGAGGGGTGGATCGCGCCCTATCGCGTGGTGCGGCTGTGAGCGCGGGCGCGATGAAGGTGGTGGCGTCGCTGGTGCGGCCGGTGGCGACGCAGACGCCCTATGGCGGGCAGGTCGTCAGCTATGAGCCGGTCGGGTCGCTGTGGCTGGCGCTGGGCGCGCGCAGGCGGCGCGAGCGGACAGAAGGCGGCGTGACGCGCGCCGTGGAGACGCTGAGCGCCACGGTGCGGGCCGATCCGCGGCTGGAGGAAGGGCAGGTGGCGCGCTTCGGCGGGGCGGACTGGGCCGTGGTCGGGATCGAGGCCGATCCGAAGGCGGCGGGCCGCGTGCGGCTGGACCTGGAGCGGGCGCGATGAAGGATCATGAAGGGGCGCTGGTGAAGGCGCTGATCGCGCACCTCGGGGGCGACGGAGCGCTGAAGGCGCTGCTGGGCGACCCGGCGCGAATCTGGGATGAGCCGCCGCAGGGTGCGGGATTTCCGCATCTGCTGATCGGGCGGTGCGAGAGCAGGCCGCTGAATGCGGACGGCGGCGGGGTGGAGCAGCGGCTGACCCTGACCTGCGCCAGTCGGTTCAGGGGGCTGGAGGAGGCGCGGGCCGTGGCGGCGGCGGTGCGGGCGCGGCTGGCCGATGCGCCGCTGGAGGCGGACGGGGTGAAGGCGGTTAGTCTGGGCGTGACGTTTACGGACCTGTTCCGCAGCCCGGATCTGAAGCGGGCATGGGCGGTGATGCGGCTGAGAGCCGTGACGGAGGAAATCTGAGATGAGCGCGCAACGGGGCAAGGACATCCTGCTGAAGGTCGAGGGTGCGGGCGGCGACTTCACGACGGTGGCGGGACTGAGGGCGAGGACGATCTCGCTGAACGCCAAGACGGTGGACGCGACCGACAGCGACAGCGCCGGACGCTGGCGCGAACTGCTGGCGGGGGCGGGCGTGAAGTCGGCGGCGGTGTCGGGGCAGGGGATTTTCCGCGACGCGGCCTCGGACGCCCTGATCCGCGAGGCCTTCTTTGAGCAGGCGGCGAAGACGTGGCGGCTGATCGTGCCGGACTTCGGCGTGCTGGAAGGGCCGTTCCTGGTCGCGGCGCTGGAATATGCGGGCGAGCATGAGGGCGAGGCCAGCTTTGCGCTGAGCCTGGCCAGCGCGGGCGAGATCCGTTTCTCGAGCATTTGAGTGGGCCGCAGTCAGAAGGCTCCGCCTTCTCGATCCGACGCAGCCTGGTGATGGAGGCAAAGATAGTGAACGGCGTACGGGGCGAGGTGACTGCGGTGCTGGCGGGGGCGGAGCGGAAGCTGTGCCTGACGCTGGGGGCGCTGGCGGAGATCGAGACGGGGCTGGGCGTGGCCGGGATGGCGGCGCTGGCGGAGCGGATGCGCTCGCTGTCGGCGCGCGATCTGATGGTGGTGCTGGCGGCCTTGCTGCGCGGCGGGGGCGAAGTTGCGCTGGCGGACGGGCTGGCGAGCGCGCCGGTGGATCCGCGTGAGGCGGCGGAGGCGGTGGCGAAGGCTTTTGCGGCGGCGGCCTGATGACTCCGTGGGGAGAGATGATGCAGGCGGCGGCGCGAATGGGCGTGGGGCCGGAGGGCTTCTGGCGACTGTCGCTCAAGGAGTGGCGGATGCTGACGGCGGGGCCGGCGCAGGCGGCGCCCCTGGGGCGCGGCGAACTGGAGCGAATGCAGGAGATGTGGCCCGATGACTGAAGGTTTCAGGCCGGACGGGATCGACGCCGTACCGGTGACGGCGGCGGAGGCGGCGGCGGCGCTGGACGCGCTGAAGGAGCCGGCGGAGCGGGCGGCGGCCTCGATCGAGGACGCCTTCGGGCGGGCGGGGGCCAGTCTGACCCGGTCGCTGGCGCGGGCGGCGGCGGACGGGCAGGTGACGCTGGCCGAACTGGCGCGGGCGGTGCTGAATGCGGTCAATGCGGCGGCGGGCGTGCGCGGCGGAGGTCTGTCGGGCGCCATAGCGGCGGCGATGGGCGGCTTCGGCGGCGCGCGGGCCGATGGCGGGCCGGTCATGGGAGGCGGCGCCTATCTGGTCGGCGAGCGCGGGCCGGAGGTGTTTCGGCCGGCGGGCGCGGGGACGGTCGAGCCGATGGGCGGTGGCTCTGGGCCTGGGGTGACGGTGAACGTCACGGTGGACGGCGGGGCCGAGGGCCTGTTGCGGTCCGAGACGCAGATTGCGCGAATGCTGGCGCGGGCGACGGCGCTGGGCGCGCGCTGA